GAAGTTGCCCGCCCCGACGACCAGAGTGGTAGAAGCGTCGAGAGTCATTGATTCTCCTGTGTTGTGGCAATGAGAAAGCCCCGGCCATTTCGACCGGGGCTAAGTGGTGCGTCAGGTTGCGCTATGCGTTTGGCTTCCTCACGCTGAGTGCGTATGAAGTTGAGTAGCGGACAACCTCTGTCGGCAGGTCCGCGTATTGGACGGGTCCTGTCGCCGTGTCCCAGTCAGCCGCATTGCGCGGGGCCGAAGTCATAATGACCTCGGTCAGGTGACCCCGACCGGGAACAACCTTGTTGATCGAATCGCGCAGAACCACGCGAACTGCCTCCGACAGGAGGCTTCCGTCCTCATCACCATTCAGGCCCTCGGTGAAGCAGAAAACGTCGAGGCGGGCATGGTCAATGAATCGGGGGTCCCCGCCCCACCAGTCACCGAGAATGTCGCCACGGTGAATGACGATTGCGGGGAAAGTCTGGTCGTCATAAATCTGCGACTGGACAGGCACCGAGGTAATGCGCTCACGCAGGAGCGTGAGCACCAAGTCCTCAATCGGATGCATTTCAATGAGGTCCAGAATCTCATCGGGTAGAGCCATTGAACCTCCTAATGCGTAAGGGAGTTCTTGAGAATGTCGAAGCCACGGTCGCCCTTGCCCTCGACCTCAACAAAGAACTCGCGTCCGTCCTCGCGGTGGAGCATGATGTAGAAATCAATGTCGCTCCGGTCGTAGATAACGTCCGTCTTGTTGCGCATGTAGTAGTCGTAGTCGGCCTGAGCCTTTTTGATGAGGTCCGGGTCGCCGGTCTTGATCGCCTCGGCCACGTACTCACGGAGTCGGGCAATATGGCGAGCCTGCACGGCACTCATTCGGAACTTGGCCCGCTGGTGAATCGCCATTCCCTGCTTGATGAGTTCCCGCTGCACGTCCTCGTGCAGCGCAATGAACCGCTCAAGCGACTTGTCGCTGCGACCCTTGAACGTCCCGTCCGTGTCACGAATCGTCTTGATCCCGGCAGGGAACGGACGAACGGTGTCGTAGACCTCAGCGCCGCCCTTGGGGAGTGCGCCCTTGTTTGTCGTCATGGCCGCTCCCGTACGTCCATTGCGTAATGGCGCGTGTGCCGCCCGCCTCCGTGGTGGTAGGCGGGAGGGGAAACCACGTCCCATTCCTTGCCGTGGAACTCGACGCGAGAACCGAGCGCAACGCCGGGAAGTTCCACGGTGCAGCCGATCTTGATGACATTGATGGTCTGCTGGCCGGTGACCTCGGCCTTGGCTCCCCGCTGAGGGAAAAGCCAGATGCTCGCGGTCAGCGGATTGTCCGGGTCGTGGACCTTCCGCTCATTGCCGCGATTGTCGGTCTGCTTGATGATCGGGTAGAAGACGGCGGGAATGCCCATGCGGCGGCGCTGGTACGTCACCACGGCTCCACGTCGTCAGCAAAGAGCGGGAACGGCTTGCCGTCCGCAGGAACTCGACCGACCGGGCCAGGAACGTACTTCGTCCCCCAGGCGTATTGACCGACGCCGCCAATGAACGGCGTCTTGCCGCCCATCTGCCGGAGCATCGTCTTCTCGTCCTCGGAGAACGTGGCCTGACCGGGAGCGTCCTGCTCGGCCCATTGCACCGTCTCGTCGCCAGCGCGAGAAACGGTGTAGCCCTCGTAGTTCTTCATGTGGCGCGCAGCCGCGCGCAGGATCAGGTTCTTGACGGCCAGAGGCAGGGTGGCCTCGGTCCACGTCGCATTGCCAATGGCGAGTGCGTCAAAAGACAGGTCTTCGAGCGCGCCATTGGCCTCGCGCTCCTCCTCGGAACTGAGCGTGAAAGGCAGTCGAGGAGTCAGTTCCTCAAGGGTGACAAGTGCTGTCATTGTTGCTCCTCATTGAATGGGAAAGGGGGGCGGCTGATGCCGCCCCCCTCACTCACTTATGCCTTGGATCAGGCGCCGTCCGAGGCACCGTCCGTCGAGGCCATGCCCGCGAACGAGGACAGGGTGGCGTCCTTGAACTCGACCGCGTTGGCACCCGCGAGGTCCACCTTGATCGCGCGGATCAGGTACTCGCCCGGAGAGACGATGGCCTGATTCGCCAGACCGGCCACGGTGCCGTAGGTGACAACCGGGTCCTTGATGGCGCGGAAGCCGACGTAGGTGTTGACCACCGAGCGGTCGGTCAGGTGGTCCGCGTCGTAGTCGGTCAGCCAGCGGGTGGCGAAACCGTTCGGCGAGGACGCGCTGGCGACGTGCGCAATCGACTGCGGGGCGACCGGGGCGCCGGAGGCAACCACGAACGCCTTGTCAATGAACAGGTACGCGGAGTTCGCGGGCAGTTCATTGGCGACGACAATCTCGAAGCCGAGGAGGCGACCGAGGGTCGCGTCCTGCACGGCCTGAGCCGCACGAGCGTCACCGACATTGGCAGCGATGGTCAGTTCCGGGTCGCTGAGCAGCGCCATTTCCACGTCGGGGGAAACGACGAAGACGCGCCGACCGGGGACCTTCACCGCGTTCGCAACGCGACGCAGGTAGACCAGCGCCGACCGCATGTCAGCCTGGTTGAGGGTGACCTGCACGTCGAACGTGGTGCCGGTGATGGCAGCCAGGGCCTTGCGGTCAATACCGCGACCCACGGCCTCGCCCTGCTTGACGGCGAGCCGGTCCCAGCCGATGTTGTCCATCGTGGCCTGCTCGTCAATCAACTGGACCGCCGAGTAAATGTCACCCTGGAAGTTCACGGTGAGCGTGCGCTCGGCGTACGAGTCGAACTGGATGGCCGCGCTGCGGTCATTCTTCCAGCCGTACTCGCGGTAGGGCAGAACGCCCTCGACCTTGATGTTCACGGCGCCGTCCTTGGCACCCTTGAACTGGTCGATGGACTCCTTCTGCATTCCGACATTGGCGAGGACCAGAGAGTCCTCAAGGGCCGCGAGCGCGGTCGCGGCCATGCGCTCCGGGTTGACCGGAGTGTGCTGGGTAACAGCCACTTTGGGTTTCTCCTATTGGGAAAAGACTCTCACTTGTTCATTCGGGTAATGTGAGAGGCGTTTGGATCAGCGGAAGCCCTTGATCTTGCGAACCCGCTCACGCGGGGAAAGGCCGTCGTCGCTGCTGTCATTGCCGGGATTCAGGCCACCGTCGAGGTCGCCCGGTGGTACCTCGTCGCCCCCCGGCTTGGGGACAAACGCGGCAAGGCTCTGCGCGTCCTTCTCAAGTTCCTCACGGGTAGTCCCGTTCAGACGCGCTGCAAGCGCGTCCGGCAGGCCGAACTTGAGAGCAACGTTCTCAATGAGCAGAGCCCGCTCGGCGGTCTCACGCTCAGTGGTCAGGTTGTCGAGGAGGGCCTGAACCTCCTCGTCGGTCTTCCGGCCCTCAAGGGCCTTCTCGACCTCGCGCAGGCGGGTGCGGTATCGAGCCGCCTCCTGATTCGCCTTGGTCAGATTGGTTCGCAGAACATCAACGGGAACCTCCTCAGCGGGGGTCTCCTCCTCTGCGGGGGTCTCCTCAGCCGGAGTCTCCTCGGCGGGAGTCTCCTCTGCGGGGGTCTCATTGCCGGACTCGTCCAGTTCCATCGTGAACCCGCCGTACAGGGCGCGGTTGCGAGCGAATGTCTGGGTGAGCCAGTCCTGCGTGTCCATCAATTACCTCCTGGGTAACCTCGAATTAGGCAGCCGCCTGGGCTGCCGGTTTGTTTTCATTGGCGCGAATCCTCGCTATGAGTTTTCGCCACTCGTTAAGGGCCTCATTGCCGCTGAACTTGCCCTTGATGTACTTCTCCCAGAGAGCCCAATAGCGGCGGTTCTCTGCGTACTTCGGATTGGACTTGAAGTCCGCATCCGAATAGACGGGGACTGCCACGCAATGGCAGTTGTCGTGGAACTTGAAAAGCCCGTCCCCAAGGAATATGCGCCCGTCTGAGCGGGCGCCCTTCCCAGCAGTGAAATCACTCTTGTAGAGAATCTGCCGGGAAATGAGCATTGCGCACCAGTAACAGGGGGTGCCTGTACTGGACTGACGAACCCAGCCGATAACGCGGGGATCACGCGCCGATGCCTGATTGGTCGCGTTCTTGCCGCCATTCATGGCGACCCGCGCTGCGGCGGCGGCGATCATTGCGCCGTGCTGCAGGTGCAATTCCTTGGACGCGGCCCGAGCGTCACCCGTGGGGGTGTCGTCGGGAATGCCCTCGACCTTTGCGGTGGCGTCGTCCGCCATGTCCGCAAGCAACTCCTCCACGTAGGACCGAGTGCTGCTCTCGTCAGCCGCCAGGGCTTCGGAGAGGCCGCTTACGCTCTCGACCTCAATGGAGTCGTCGTCGTCGCTGGGCTCGGACTCGGCGGTCACTTCCGTCGAGCCGTCGCCAGTCGTCTCCGCGACCAGGGCCTCGAACTCCTGACGGAGCATTTCGAGGCTGACGTTCTTTGGCTCCTCCTCATTGAGAGGATTCGCAATGGTGGAGCCCGTGCGGAGCGCACGGGCGAGTCGGTAGTAGGCAAGCCCCAATTCGCGGGCCTTGCCGCGCTTGGTGAGGATCAGTTCAGCGGCCCGAGCGAGCCACGCTGAGGCTGTCTGCGCCGCCTGTCCAGCCGGAAGGCTTTGCCAGAGGGCCAAGACCTCCGAAATGGTCTTGGCCCCCATCTGGCTCAGCACGTACGAATAGACAAGATCAACCCGGTCAGCCTCGTCCTGAGTCTGCTGGGTTGGCGTCATTAGGCGGGCTCACCCTCGGGATTGGCGGGCTCACGGAATTCCGGTGTGCCGTTCTGTGTCGCGGACTGCAGAGTCCGCGCCAGGACGGTGCTCGGCTCCTCCTCGTCGGCCAACTGCTCCCACTGGCGAAGTTCGCTGGCAGTAGCGCCCGGAACCCGAGCCCAAAGGCCACGAGCCGGAATGCCCAACTGCTCACGCAACTTGCCGAGAGCGTCGCCAGCCTGCGCAAGGGACCGCTGCTCCATGTCGCGCCAGATGACCTCAGCATTGAAGTCGTCCGCGCCGTTCTCGCCCAGCATCTTCATTGCCAGACGGAACACGCGCTCCCACGACTCACCGAACGAGGACTTGAACTCCTGCACCTTGCGCTCAAGCGCCGTCTCAGCGGCGGTCAGCGCCTCAGCGGACAGGTTTGCGATCTGTCCGAGAAGGTGGTGCGGGGGAACCTGCCCCAGCGCGGCAATGTGGCGGAATGCGAGGTCAATCGCGGAAATGAATCCGTCCAGCGGCGTCTCATCGAGGGTGCCGAACTTGACGTGCTCGTCCTCAGCCCACATCCATCGACGGGCATTGATATTGACCTGATCGGGAATCATCTTCCCGGTCAACTCGTCAATGCGCGGCTCCCAGC